CACCATCATCTCCTGCAGGGTCTATGTCTGAACTAATTAACATATCTTTAGAGGTTAAACCTTTAAAACCATCTGGTGGACTATAAGACCAATCATCAGAATCTGTTCTTAATATAGAAGATGTCTGGTCTCCTCCTCCAACTGTTCTTGATACTGCAGGAAAAAAGAATCCTCCTGATATATCTATTCCTGCACTTGTATTTACTACATCTCCTACAACATCAGAGTTATTTTTCTTTACATATAATTTAGAATTTTTAATAAACCATCCTATTATATCTCCATCAGTAAATGTACCATAACTTGTATTAGAAGAAGTTTCTACAAAAAAAGCACCACCATCATAACCTCTCCACATAAAAGAACCAGAACGAGAATGTATTTGACCTGATGTTAATTGATTATGTCTGTCTTCATTTATTATACCTAATGTTAAAGCACCACTTCCTGCAGATGTTGCTACTGTTTCAAAATAATAACCATCTGTATCTGAAATAACTCCACCTACATTAGCTGCAGTTCTTGGGTCTGCACCTGTCATAACTGCATTTGTATTACCTACAGTTAATGATGTACTACCTCCAGAACCTATATTTAAAGGATTCCATGTTCCAAAATTTCCACTACTTGCCATATTTAGTTAACTCCCAAATGTTGGACTATCAAGAACTTGATGGTCTGTGCCCATGTTAGTTACTGAATAATCATTATTGTTTCCTGAACTGTCATTCCCAAGGTCACTTGCATTTTCAAATTTAAGATATGTTCCATTCGTACCAAAGGTCAAACCACTTGGGTCTTTTGGAATCCATACACCATTTTTGCTTTCACCTAAATCTGTGGGTGCTTGAGCTGTACCATCTATTAATATAAACTCTGCCATATACCCTGCAAAGTCTGATGAACTAGAAGCATATTTCATAATCCCTATTTGATGTTCTGTAGTATTGTTTACTTCTGTTTGATAATCTTGAGCAGATATAGATGAAGCATCAGTAGCAGTTACCTGTGTACCATTAAAATAAAATTTAATTCTATTTGACCCTGTTGCTTGTGTCATATCAACTGCTAACATATAATGACCCCAACCAGAAGTATCTCTATATAAAGGTGACCATATATATTCTGTACCACCACTTGCTCCAACTTGATAGTTATCAGTATTTCTCATTCTTATATTCCAAATAGTAGAACCACCATCATTAGCATCAGCACCAAAAGGTACCATATGATTTCCTGAATGTGTTATCACAGTTCTTTTCCACCAAAAACTTACAGTAAAAGTTCTTCTATTACCTGCACTACTAGGAGTTCTTGTCATATAACCTCCATCATCTTCATCAAACCTACAGCTCTGTTCTATCTGATGTGAATAAAATCCACCACCACCTGCACTTGCTGCTGCTGCAGATGCTGCTAATAAATTATTTTGAAATATTCCCATTATGCGTATGCCTGTGAAATTACCATTTGTATATCTCCACCAACTCCATCACTAGATGCTGATACTACAATATAATCTAATCTATCTACTGCACCATTAGCTGCTGTCATGGTTGGGTCTGTACCACCAATAAATTTAAAATCTGCGTTATATGCCATTGTACCACTTCCTCCACTCTGTGTCAAAAAGATACTACCTGTTTGTCCTGTTCTACATCCTATAGGTTTAGCTAATGTATGTGCTGCTGTAACTGTTGTACTAAAGTTTTGTGCATTACCAAAGTTTAATGATACAGATGTTACACCATTAATAGCTGTTGCACAAACAACTGCTGCTGCACTCTTTGTTAATTGTAATTGTCCTTCTAATGAAGTATTGCCTGATACTCTAACTGTACCTAAGAAACCTGTGTTACCTGTTACAGTAGTTGCACCTGTTACTTTAAGTGTACCTACTAATTGTGAATTACCTGATATACAAACATCACCATCAAACTCTGCTTTACCACCTACTGTTAATGTACCACCTACTGAAGCATTACCTGCTATAGTTGCAGTACCACCTATAAAAGCATTACCTGATATACAAACATCATTATCAAATTCTACTTTGTCTCCAAATGTTTTATTAGTAAATGTTTGTGTTGCTGCTATACCTGCTAATGTATCTGCAGTTGCAGGCATTACTAAAGCTATATTACCAGAGAAAGCTGAATGTGGTGGAGCTTTTAGTGCAGCATAATGTGCGTTACTTGATTCACAATACATTCTAAGTTCTGATTGTGAACCTGTATTTTTTAAATCAATTATACCACCACCAACACTTACTGTGCCACCAATAATAGCATTACCACTTACTGACACATCATCTTCAAACTCTGCTTTACCTGTAATATTAGATGTACCACCTATTGATGTATTACCTGCAACATCTAATGTACCACCTATTGTTGTATTACCAGAAACTCTTGCTGTTGTTAGAAATCCTGCTGCACCTGATACAGTAACTGTACTTATAAAGTTTGCTGCACCTCCTACACTTAATGTTCCACCTATAGATGCATTACCTACAATAGTAGCTGTACCACCTATAACTGCATTACTTGCAACACTTAATGTACTTTGTAAATGTGTAGCACCTACAACTGTTGTAGTACCACTTACATATAAATTACCACCTATAGTAGCATTTGAAACTGATATATTACCTGTAATATTTGCAGGTACGTTTGTTAAGTTTGCACCATCACCATAAAAAGCTGAAGCACATACTTTAGAACTTACATGAACATCTCCTTTAACTGTAACATTACCACCTAATGATACGTTACCTGCTACATCTAATGTACCACCTATAGCAGTATTACCAGATACAGATACATCATCTTCAAATTCAGCTTTACCTGTTATATTAGATGTACCACCTATAGATACATTACTTGCTACTGTTAATGTACTTGCAAGATTAACTGCTCCACCTACACTTAATGTACTTTTTAAATGTGTAGCACCTTCGATTGTTGCAGTAGAAGATACTTTTAATGTACCACCTACTTGTGCATTTGAAACTGATATATTACCTGTAATAGGTATACCTGTAATATTTGTACCATCACCATAAAAAGCACTAGCACAAACTTTTTCTGCAAAGGTAGCATTACCACCTACACCTAATGTTCCTGTTAATGTAGTATTACCTGCTACTGTTAATGTGCTTGCTAAATGAGTAGCTCCTCCTACTGATAAAGTTCCACCTATAGAAACATTACTTGCAATAGTAGCTGTACCTCCTATAAAAGCATCTCCACTTATACATACATCATTATCAAAGTCTACTTTATCTCCAAAAGTTTTATTAGTTAAAGTATCAGTAGTAGATGTTCCTACAAGTGTTGCACTACTTGTTGGTAATGTTATTGTTAAATTACCACTATAAGAAGAATGTGGAGGTGATTGTAACGCTGCATAATGAGCATTACTAGATTCACAATATAATTTTATATTAGATACAGACCCTGTATTCTTAATTGCTATTTCACCACCAGATACCATTACAGCACCTGTTATTGTTGCAGTTCCTGCTACATTTAAAGTACCACCTGCTACTACATTAGATACAGATATATTACCTTCTATTGTTGCAGTTACACCAGATAAGTTAGAACCATCTCCATAATATGCAGATGCACAAACTTTACCTAAAATTTGTATATCACCAGATATTGACACATCCTCTGATACACCAAACTTACCTGCTACTTGTATTATACTTGTAGATATCTGTAATGCTGAATTAGTTCCATCACCTGACTGCACTTGTAATAAACCAGCACTAACTCCTTCATTACCAGATACTGCTACTTTAAGAAGTTGTTTATAACTCTTTGATACTAATTTGCCTGTTAAATCACTCATATTGTTTGCCACCATCTATCTTGGGTTGTATCATCCCATGTAAAACCTGATTGTTCCCAAGTTAAGTTTCTACCTGTATCATCTATTCTAGCATTTTGAATAGCAGGGTCTTCTCTTAAACTAGCAGGTTTATTCTGAGGATGATTTTTTAAATCATATGCACCATCAAAACATTGTGGGCATCTTACTGTATCATAACTACTTAACTTCATAACTCTCATGGGATACACAAACCCACATGAGTCACACATTGCTTTTGCTCTTCTATCAGTAGCCATTATACAGCTTTTAGTTTAGGTTTAAAATAAATACTTGCTCTCTCTCTATCTTCATCCATTGCTCTTCCGAGTAATTCTTCATAGTTTGTTTTTAATATTGAAATCTTTGTTTCAGGTACACCATTTCTTTTTAAAGACATATAGTAAGCTAGACCAGCAGTTAAACAAGGCAGAAATCTAACAGGTGCATCTGCATTTTGTGCATATGATTTATTAATATCTTCTACTTGTCGTATTGCTTCTATGTTTAAAATACCTGTAGAAACATTAGGTACTGGATATAAAAACATAGTAGGATTACTTATATTTCTTTTCATTGCATACTGAGTAGGTCTACCACTTTGAGACTTTTCAGGAAGAACATTATATTCTTCAAAGCTTTTTCTTGTTAATTGTGTTTCTGTTCCTGTTGAGTTTATTTTATATGTTACAATTAAAGCATCTAAAGCTGAACCTTCTAAATTAATAGAAGTTGTACTTGCTGCTACAGTTACTGCAGTTGTAAAGGTACTCCATAACAGTATACCACGATTCTGCCAATCATTCAACATTAAATTAATAGAACGTCTAGCAGACTTAGGTTCGTGTCCTAATGTCTGTTCACCACCTATCATCTCAGTAGCTTCTTGTATAATCTCATCTATATCAAGATTAAAGTTATATGTTCCTGAAGTTGCCATTATGCTCTGTTCCTTTTTAATTGTTCTTTAGCTGCTTTAGCTAATTGTGCTTGTTTAGTTTTACCTTGTACTTTAGCTCTTTGTTCTAATACAGTAAGTATTTGTATCTTTCTAGCATAAGGTTTTTTAATTCTTTTAACTTTTCTTATAGTTTTCTTAGCATCTTCTACAGTTGCATACTTTATAGATACTGTATCTTTAGGATTCTCATCTGTATAAAGTCTACGACTTGAACCCTTTGGTTTTTTACCTGTTCCTTTTCTAGGTTCTTTTTTTAACATTCTTCTTTTTTTTCTTAATCATTTTACCAATAGTAGTTGCTTGTTTTTTATGCATTTTAGATGCACCAAGTAATTCTTTTTTAATTTTTTTTAATTTACGTACCATAAATATTTCTCTTTTTTCTTTTTGTAAAATGTATAATGTTTGATTATCCATAACACCTCCTAATTAAAGTTAGTGCGTTTCTTCAGTCAATGCTTACTTCCAACTCAAGGAGTCAAACGATTATGTTTTTTTCTTTGTTCTTTTTTTAAATGTTTTTACAAAGGTAGGTCTACCACCTACTCCTTGTGCTTTAGCTCTCTTTCTTTTTACTGCTGAAGTTTTTTGAGACTTTGACATACGTTGTGCTTTTGCTAATGGTACACATTTAGGATATTTACGTTTACTACCTTTAGCTTTTTTTCTACCACAAGGTTGATACTTTCCATTCTTTTTTGGTGCACCTATGTCTACCCATTTCTCACCTACCCATTTACGTAAGCTCATTTCTTTTTCTTTCTAACAGTTTTTCTTTTTTTCTTAGTAGTTTTCTTTTTCTTTTTACCTCCTGGTTTTACTTTACCAGAACATACTGCTGATGCATACATATTAGCATAAGCAGATGGATAAACATCAAACTTTCGTTTAGCTGCTGCTTTACCTTTTGGACAAAGTTTACCCATAGTTATTTCTTTTTAGCTTTAGTACCAAATCTTCTACTTAATGTTTTTGGACTACCAGGTGCTCCACTACCCATAGACATATATTTAGTCTTCATTCCTGTACTACCTTTAGACATATATTTAGTTTTCATTCCTGTACCTTTAGACATATATTTAGTCTTCATTCCTGCCATTATTATTCTCCTTATATAAGTTGTTAAATGTTATTTCTGGGTCTGTGTAACTATCATGTATTTCTGCTGCATGAGTATGTTGGCTTGGTCTAAAATCTGGTGCACCTTCACCTGTTACCCATAAAGCAGGACTTGTTGCTCGAACTCTATTATTAGGTAATGCTATTATATTACCTGTCCATTTACCTGCATCAGTTAATTGTATTACATGGTTTTGTTTATGTTGTGCAGGACAATCACTTATATCACTATCTGTAAAGTCAACTGTAAACATATACTTACCTTTATAAAATTCATTATCTATCTTACACATCCAAGGACTTGCTGTTAATAAATCAAGTTTTACTACAGTATGTGTTCTTGATGAGCAATCCCAAGGTTGTGCTAAATGTGTATCCATTCTTTCTGGAGCTTCATCTAATATTTCATCTGCGACTAATGCTGTTATTGGCATTCTTGCCCACATTGCACCACCATGTATATTATCTTCTTCATCTATACCAGTAAACATAACTTGAAAAGATAAACATCTATCTGGTATTGTATTAACTGCAAATGCTATTCCATGTAAAAACTCACCATGATATTTTAAATGGTTGTGTGTAAACTCTTTACGTACCCAACATTTAAAATGTGGTATGTTACTAATTAAATATGAAATCTAACATCTCCATCTACGTCTTGCTTGTCTTAATCTTGAGTTAGGATTCTTAGCTGCTTTAGGAAACTTCTTCATTTGTCCTGCAGACCTAGCACAATAACTCTTTCTCCTTGAAGCTCTTTTACCTGTAGGTTTTTTTTCTGTTACAGCAGTTTTTAATTTACTACCAGGATTATTTCTTCTATACTTAGCTACACCTTTAGCAGTCATTCCTGCACCACTTTTAGTAGGACGTTTATCGCCACTACCAATAGACATGCCTTTCATTCCTGTACCTGTTCTTTTTCTTTTCTTAGGCATTTACTGCTCCAAATCCTCTTAATGCTTGTCCTACACCTTTAGGTTTTTTATTTTCTTTTCTTGCTCTTAAACTTTTATTTTTTAATATTTTAGGTATTTTTCTTTTTTTCTTTTTCTTTAAACTTGCTAAACCACCTTTAGCTAATCCTCTTTTTTTCATTAATATATCTTTATATAATCTTAATATTTCATTACCAACAAAACTATCAGGATTTTCTAAAAGACTACTTGCACTACTTTGTATAGACTGAGGTCCTTGTGGAAAAGTTTTATTACTATAATTAGTTGAACGTACAGGAGAAGGAAAGTCTTTTATATCACCTCTTGTAAATCTTCCTGTTATAGGATATTGTTTATCTTTAAATAAATCACGTTGTTCACCTTTTAAGTATTCAGGTTTTTCTTCTGGCAATAAGCCTTTTTTTCTACCAGTAATAGATGATTTATATTTACGTGCTAATACATCATCTGGTTTTAATACATTACCACTTATAGAATCTGTATCTGCAGCACGACCAAACATAACTGCTACTATTTCTTCTTGAGCTATAGCATCTGAATCTCTTTTATTAAAACCATTTTGTTGAGCTCTAACATAAGCTTCATCATAAATATCTTGAGCTTGTTCTATAAATCTTCTTTCTTCTAATGAAAGATTTTTTAACTGTGTTGGTGTCATATCTTTAGGTAATGTAAGACCTCTTTGTTCAACTTGTGTTGATTGAGTATCTAATAAATTAGGTTCACTTCTTCGTATTACATCTCTATCAGCTTTTTCCATGTCACGTAATGTATTACCTATTATTTCAGGTCTATTAAATTCTGAAGGGTCTCCAGCTGAAGGTATATAATATTCTGGTGTAAAACCAGCAGGATTATCTGAAGGTGGTAAAGATGTTTTATCTTCTTTTGTTCGATAAGTAATTATATCATCTTTACCTATGTATTGTTTAGGATAACGAAGTTCCCTTCCACCCTTTGAAGTACCTGTAAATCCTACATCATCTGCAGGCATATTTAATACATCTATTATTTCTTTAGTTTTAGAAGGAGCTAATTGATTAATTTTTTCTAATGCTATTTTTTTTATATCACGTAAACTAACCTTTAACTCATTCATAGGATTTCTTTTACGTGTTTCTGTATCATATATTTTTCTGATACTTGCATCTTTTTGAGCTGCTGCTACAAAATCTTCTTGATTAAAAATTTTAGCAGCTTGTTTAAAATCTGCCATAGTTGGGGTATCATCAGTTTCAAATAAAACATCTTGTACTCCTCTTCCTTTTTTAGTTATATCTGTAAAAGCAGAAGAATCAAAAAATTTACCAAGAAAAGAACTATCTTTTTCCCAAGATTTTTTTTGTTTAGTAACACTTTTATTTAAATCAGAAGCAAGACTTAACATTGCATCTTTTTCTTTTTTGTTATCAACACGAGTTGCAACACTTTTTATTTTTTTAGTAAGATTTTTAATTCCAGATTTACTAACTTTAGGATTATAATAACCAGATAATCTTAATGTTTTATCTATTCCTTTTTCTCGTTCACTTGCAGTGTAATATCCTTTTGTATCTGTTACTTCTTCCAAAGAAGAGGAGTAACCAGTTTTATTATATATAGGAGGTTTTTCATCACCTTTACTAGTTGTACTTTCTAATAAAACTTCTAAAAGTTTTTTACCACCTCTAGCTATTTTTCTTTGTAATGCTGCAGAATTTTTAATCATACTTTTTTTCTTTTATATATTTTTTTCTTTTTCTTTTTTTTAACTTTTTTATTTTGTAATCTTTTAGTTAATTGCATTCTAATACTTGACCTACCTATTGTCATTATTTACATGCCTTTCCATAACCTCTTAATGCTGCTCCTACACCTCTAGGTTTTTTCATTTTCTTTTTTTTCTTTTTAACTTTTACTATACCACCTGTAGCATAGTCTTCTCCTTTTATTCCAAACATTTCATCTACTGTTATGTTATTTCTTTCCATATATTCTTCTAGTGATTCAGTTGGAATAATTTTATCTGTTATTTCTTTTACTTTAGGTTTTTTATATTTAGCCATAATTAATTACTCCCTTTAACTAAAACATTAGGACCACCACTAGGATTAGCTGCAGTCTCCATATTATCTTGTCTTGACCTTCTTGCTTGATTACGTAAACCTTCTACTGCATTTACATAGTCACCTTGATATAGTTGTAAATCTTCTGTACTTTTATTAAACCTTGCTGCTTCCATCATGCATGCATAAAATAATGCATCATAACAAAACTCACTAAAGTAATTAGATGTAGTTACACTTACACCTGTTGCACTAGCTAAACCTATTGGTCTACGCACATAAGATATTTCTCCTGTTAAAGTAGAAGCAGGAGTTGGTACTACATAAATAGCTGTTTGTGTTTTTCTGGAATAATACCTAGGAGTACCTGTAGATGCACTTGCATGAGGAAAGTAATCTATAGCATACTCATAAGGTCGTTGTAGAAGAGTTGTTATATTAGAAGATACACTTGTCTTATAATTTACACTTCTTATAATTCTTGTGTCAGCTGGAAGACTAACTACAGGATTAGAAGCTGTAAAAGAAAAAGAACTAAACTCAGTTAGTCCTACATCATCTAAATCTTTTGTTAAACGTATTTCAGCTTTTTCAATTAAAAAAGGAATTTGATTCTCAAACTCAGCTGAATCGTTCTCTGTTGTGTTTATTATATCTGTTTTAAGATATGCATAGTTAGGCATTATCTTATCCTACAAATAGTGTTACGCCACCATTAGCTCCAGGTGTAGATACACTAACTGTAGCACTAAAGCTTACGCCTTGGTCACCTATATAAATATCTGCTTGACCACTAGTAGGAACTTGAAATTTTATTTTATCTCCAGTACTATCTGAAATAGCAAATGTTCCATTAACAGTTGAATATGCATGGATAGCTACTACTCTTGTAATATTAGTTGTTGTTACAATAACACCAGTACCAGCTAGAAATTTACTTGTAATATTATTAGCCATATTAAATCCTTAAAGTTAGGGAGGATGTGTGAGCATCACCCTCCCTAAGTTATTAATGCTTACGCACCTGCGTTACCAAACCAACCTCTCCAGTCAGATACTCCAAAAGAATATCTTTCTCTGGCTTTAAATCTAAGGTTACCTGTATCGAAGTCAGGTTCCATCTTAGTTTGTAGAGGAGTTCTATTAAACATCTTAGTACCATTAGGTATGTCAGTCTTAATGAACCATGCGTTAATATCTGAAAACCTTCTGTTTACAAATATACCACCTGGCATCATTCCCATACTCTTAATAGCATTGATGTCATTAACATTAGTAGCACCATTTGCTGCTGTTGTTGGATTAACTCCAATAGCAGTTGAATAGTCACTTCCTAATATTTGATTAGCAGTAAATATCAAATCTGTAGGAACATGAAGTGATACTGATTGAGCACCAATTAAGATACCTCTATCATCTTCTTGTTTCTGAATTTGTATTACTGCAGTCTCAATAGCTGCTTCTGATAAAGCTGCTCCAGTTGCAGTGTTAGTTTGAACACCTGCAGATATTGTTGGATGAGAGTCACTAAAAAATGGTTGCCCATCTCCTATTGCATCAGCACCTGCTGTACTAAAACCATTGTTGTAGATTTTAGCAGCTTTAACCTGCTTAGTGTTTGCCATTGCTCTAGCTAAACCTTTTGCTCTTAACTTTGCAAAAGTATCATAAAGGTTATCTTCCATTGCTTCTTCAGTAACTGCAAAAGCTAAAGCAATAGTCTCGTTGTCGTAACGAGCTGTATAACTTTCTTGTGCGTTATCGTAAGAAATGGATTCACCTTCACCTTTAGTAGGTGCAGTGCCAAACCCTGTAAATAGAACTTCTTCTTCAAAAGCTCTATCTGAGTTCTCTATTTCAAAAAGAGGTGCATGTTCGTCAGCTACCTCACCATACTCCGTCCCAAATACTTGGTTCAATCCAGGAAGGAGTTCTTTACTAATACTAGCTCTATTTATAGCCATGTCTTATTCTCCTTATGCTGTTGACGCAGTAGCAGTGACGTATCTGTCTCTGTGCGTGTTTAAAAATACTTCAACGATTGGATAAGCATCTGAATCATCAGTTTCTTCTCCATCTCTTTTCTTACCTATTACTCTTGCTGCTTGTTCTGTTTCAGCTCCTGAAGAAGCCATTAAGTAGTAACTTGATTGTCCAGTTACTGTACTACCAGAACTTGCTGTTGAACTAACTGTAACATTATAGTTTTTAGTTACCATTAATTCATTTGCTGAAAGTGACAATGAACATTGAATGTAATAAGTTTGGTCAGGGTCAGTTATTATAAAAAATTTAACATCTGAATAACCAGCTGCTGAAGTCCCTGTTCCCCAATAACGACTAAACTTTTGTTCGCCATTTAGGACATAAGAACAACCAGCAAATATTCCTGAAGGTTTTAATGTCGCTGCGATAAAAGGTGAAATGGTTGCAAAGTTTGCACCAGGAAGTACAACAGGGTCTCCAGAAAATATGTTGTTATTACATGCTCCACCTGACGTAGGTGAAAAAATTTCTGTGAAAGAACCAGTGTTGTAAGCTCCACCCTTTTTTCTTGCAGGAACAAAACCTTGAAATGCTTTAGCATGTGCCATGATTTTCTCCTATGAAAATGTAGAGAACTTACTCTTGAAATTTAGGAGTTCGTCCTCTGATTGTTTGAGTTTTACTTGAGTTACTGATTGGCATCCTAGAAGGATTAGTTCCCATAAGTTGAGAATTAACAGCATCCATTAATTTGTCAGCCTTATTCTTATAGTGTGCCTTTCTTGCTTCGATACGTCCAGTAGGTATTTTACCTAACGCCAAGTCTCCACGACAGACAGCTCCTTTGTATCGACCTTCATCTCTCACGATAGATGTTGCTCCCATCTCAGGTACTTCATCACTAGCAACAAACTGCCATCCCTCTTGCATTTTTCGCCCTATATGTGCATAATCTTCTTGACCTTTAAGAGTTATTCTTAACCATCCTAAAGATATGCCTTCGCTGGCGTAGCGTTCTTCAACTGCTTCTGGTATTTGAAGTTGATTAGGCTCTTCAAATGTATATTCAGTTTCTTGTTTAATGTTGTTTTCTCTAAGTTGTGAACTACGTGTATTTGTTCGTGTTGTCATTATTTACCTCCACGTTGCGTATTAATTGTTGTATACTCACCATCAGCTTGTTCAGCTTTCATTTTCTCTTGAGCATACTTTTCAAGTGGTATATTCCATTTAGTAGCTATATTAACTTCATTCTTAGATAATCTAACTTTCTTGGAATTAGGAGTAGAACGTGATGCTCCTGCTACTACTTGAGCAGGTCTTGACGTAACCTGCTGCCGATTATTCTCTTGCACTTCTTGAAACTTTGTAGGAAATGCTTCTCGAATTCTTTTGTCAACTTCCTGATAAAATTCATCATCACCAGTTTCATAACCTTCTGCTTTTAGTTCAGCATCTATTGCTAGAGCTGATGCAGTCATTACATTATCTTTACCAAACCATTCATTATTTCTTGCCCAGTCTTGTGCTTTAGGGTCTCCTGCTGGTGCTGGTTGTTGATACTGCTGTTGTTGTGGTGATGCGACAGGCTGTCTTGGTGCTTGTTGCACATTTTTAAATCTTTCTTTTGTAACATTAACATTCTTTAAATCAACTTGAGCTTCATTAAGCATCTCTTGAGCTGATAAAAGTTTGTCTTGGTCACCTGCTTCATAAGCATTCTTGTATGCTGTACGAGCCATTTGTAATTTATCAGTTAATTGTTTTTCTGTTACTTCTAAATTCTTTTGATTAACAGAAGTAAATTCTGTTTCTCTTTGTTTAACTAAACCTTGTAGTTGTTCGTTTTGTTGTACAAGTTGAGTTATCTGGTCTTCTTTATCTTTTCTTTGTTTAATTAATTGTCTTATTCTTTTTTGAGCACCTTTAGTTTCAATGCCTTCTAATTCTTTTTCTGCTGGTGCTTCTGCTTTTGGTTCTACTGAAGAAGGAGTAGCATCATCTTTTTCTACTTCTACTTCTATTTTTTCTTCTTCTTCTTTTACAGGAGCTTCTACTTTCTCCCAGTTTTCTTCCTTTGTCATGTTACCTCCGTTGTTTACGAGACAAACGTATTTACGTTTAAATTTATTATATCATATAATTTTTAGTTAAAGAAATTTAATTTGAACTAGCAGCAGATAAATTAAATGTTGGGTCTAAAGTCTTAGGACTTTCTACTCTCATAATTATTTGGTCATCATATAATAAAATATATTTAATACCTTTATATTTTATTTTTTGACCTGTATGTTTACCATAGCATACATAATCATCTATCTTACACCAAGGTCCTTTATTAAATTTTTCTTCATCTGCATAAGCTAAGTCACCTATTGCAACTACTTTACCTACTGTCGTTAAGTATGCCATATCTTCTCTAGTAGAATCTGGCAATAGAATTCCACCTTTAGTCTCTTGTTTTATACTTACAGGTCTAACTAAAACATGATAACCTGGTAATTCAGGTAAAATATCTGGGTCTTCCTGTTCGTTCTTTGTTATCCAAGCATCATTCTTTACTGCTTTTCCTACGTGTACTTGTTGCATATTAATCCTCTTCTGTATAATTACGTTTTTTTATAGTTTCAATAAACTGGGTTCGTGCCCATTCTATACCATTAATAGTTCCTACGATTTGTTTATAACTATCATAGGAGTCTGCATTACCATCTGCTAATGTATTCTTTAAGTTTTGAATCTCATCAGCATATCGTTTGATAATTTCGTCAAAAATGTCCATTCTTATGTAGCAAGCTTAGTTGCAAGTTCAGCTGCTTTCATCTTTTCTTTACTTGTTATCTTATCTTGTTCTGTTTCTTGTTTCTTTTCTTCAATGGACATATTCATTAAATTGTCTAAAGCTTTTATTTGTTGTTTAGATAATCTATCAGCTTGAGCTTTTTGTTCTTTAAATTGTTTTGTTTGTGCTTGGTCAGCAACTTTTAACATTATTTCACTTTGCTCCATTTCTAACTTCTGAGCTTCTAGTACTGCTTTAGCATTATCTTGCATAGCTTTTAATTCTAATTTCTTTTGTTCTAATAATACTTTTTGTTTTTCTAAATCTACCATTTGTTGTTCAGGAGATTCTACTTTACCCATTGCCATATTTGCATTTAATACTTCTTGAGCAGCTTCTGCCATTGCTCCTTGTACTACTGCAGGATTCTGTGCTTGCTCTGGAGATACTTTAGTTTGTAACTTCTGCTGTGTCATACCATTAATTTGTTCTTGATATTTCATTACAGAATGTTCTTGTATATTAGATGCTAAGATAGGTTGTATCTTTGCCATAATAGGATTGGCACCATTTTGAGGGTCATTTAAATATGCCATCTTTATAGTAATATGTGACTCATGGTCTTGTCCTGGAAATGCTGCAATAGGCATTCCTTTAGATGCAGCCATTATATCTGATACTGGGTCCATCTCTTGTGGTTCTACTTTAGGTGGTAGTATTTCATCTACATTAGGAATATTAGATGCATTTAATATTGTTCTATTTAATGCTTCTAAGTTAAACATTCCTGGTGGAGATTGTTGTGCCATCTGTAATGCCATTTGAGCTAACATAAGTCTGTGAGCATTAGAAGGAATATTAGGGTCACTAACAGGTATAATATCTACTTTACCATTAAAGTCTTCTTTAAAAATATTTCTTTCTGCCATAGGAACATCATAAGGATATTCTTCTGGTAAGTAGTCGTGGTCTATTTGAGCTAAGATTCTAAACTCATCTTTCTGTGATTTATGTAATCGTTTATGTATTGCAGTAAAAAACTTACTTGAAGCTTCTAGTAATGCCATTGTTGTTCCTACTGGTCCATAGTTAGAACCATCTGCAATTACTTGTTCTGTACTATCTGCAAACTTCTGTCCTGCTGCAGTCATAAAACCTAGCATTTGAAATAAAGTTCCTGAAGGTTCTTTATAAGGTAAAGGCACAATAGCTTTAGATAAATCTGTACCTAGTGCTTCTACTTCTTTAAACTCTCCTGGAGCTATAGGTTCATTGTCACCAACCATTCTTACACCCTTGGCTTTAAAACCACCTGGAAGGTTAGCGAATTGTCCTGCATCAACTAAACTTCTCATAGCTGCAGTTGCAGTCATGGTTATGTTACCTAAGAAATGCATTAGTCCTAAACCATAGAAACTAAATCCTGGTACAAAACGATAATGTACAAAATGTAAATTCTTAGTTTTAGTTTTATCTGTAGGTTTCCAGTTTCTTCTAATACCTAAAACTTTTCTAGATTGTTCTTCTATTGTTACAATGTAAGGACAAGATTCTCCTTCTTCACTTTCTGAATCTTTAATATCTAAAAAACAATGTTGTTCTAATAATACATATTGTGGGTCAATGTCTGAACTTGGAGATAAACCAAGTATAGTATCCATCTTTTCTGCTAATGTAGTTTGTGTTGGATTTTGTGGGTCAGGTAAATCTAAATCTAAGTATACTTCATTACGTATTTCTTTTGCTAAATCTACTGGATTACGATAAATTAAATGTGTGTATCTTTCTGCTTTACTTAAATTACTTGCATAGTAAGAAACATAAAACTGGTCTATAGGAACAAACTCAGATACAGGTCTCTTTAATGTTTCATCATAATATATTTTTTTAAATGCTGAACCTAATAAAGGTAAATGAAAAAGCATTCTTTCAAACTCATCAAAGTATTCAGGCATCTGTTCTGTTACTTGATAGTTCATAAAGTCTTGAACTCTATTTGCCTGTATTTCTTTTTCAGGAGTTACTTTACCAAGTATCTGTGCTTTAACTGGTCCTTTAGATGGAAATAATTCTTGTGATGCTTTTGATTGAAACTTAACTGCAGATTCAATTAATAATGGATGCACTGCAGTACATGCTCCTTCAAAAGGTTCTGTTGTATCTTGTATTTTTAAACCTAATAAATCAAAACCTCTTTCAAACATAGACTCCCACTCAGACCTAGAATCTTTATCTGCAACAAAGTTATCATAAACATCATTACCTATATCTTCTAATAAATCTTGGTCTAAGTTTTCTGCTAAGTTGCCATACCACTCACCTATTTCAGTTGATGCTCCCATCTCTGTATTCTCTTCTGTGGAAGAAAAGTCAACTGTTAAACCACCATCATCTTCCAACTCAAAGGTTGGGTCTCCTGTCTGTGGTTGTTCTTGTTGAGCTCCTAACTGAATAATATTTTCAGCTGCAGGTCTCATTTGTTCAAAAGGATTTTTTTCAGTTGCCATTAGATTTCAGCACACGCATAACAATTAATTTCTAAACCTACGCTAATTTCTTTTATTTCTGGCTTTTTCCATTTATTTTTCATAAGATACTCCTTGGGTTAAATTACAGTATAGCATCATACTCTCCAGTACGCAACTCTTTTTTTTCTTGGCTCATCTTCGTAGTATGGGTCTTCAGGATGTTCTAAATGCCATGACTCTTTCATGTAGTGAATAGCCATAGTTAAAGCATCTACTTGGTCATCATGGGCTGAGTTAGGAAACTGTAATAATTCTGTTACTAAATCATCTGCCCATCTTTTATTTTTAGGTAACCATACTCTACCTGATTCAATCATAGGTGAAGCTGCATACACCCTAGATACTTTATCTCTAT